TTAAATATCCAAATAATGGTGTAATGCCTGCTGATTGATAAGTGTTACACTTTTACCTTTATCTATCATTCCTTTAATTTTTTCAATTTTGCTTGGTCCTGCACCACTTCCAATTACTACTACTTCTGTTTTACCGCTGATACTACTTTTTACAATCCCTCCTTTTAATGTCAATACTTCAGCTAGTTTATCTCTATCTGGGAACTTGTCAAAATCGCCAGTAATCACAATTGACCTATTTTGTAGGTCAGAATCGTTTATTTCATTTTGAAATATTAGCCCATTTAAATCTGCTTCACCAGCATTTGACTTAAAAAACTTTTCTTTTCCTTGTACCCTATTTTGTTGAAGATGTTTTACATAATCCTCTAAACTAACGTGGGTTAAATCTTCTAATTTTAAAACCAATTCAGCTGTTGCTGAAGCTTGACTTAGGTGCTGAGAACGATGCTGGTTTAAATCAATACCTAGGTAGTCTGTTACATCAAAGAAAGTAGAGGCTTCGAGATTTAATGAATTTTTTGCCCAGTTATAGGCGCAGACAAATTCTATGTTTGGTAGTTCGATACCATAATGGGCTAAACTTTTTTCAAGATTAGACTTATGCACAGAAAGGTTGAAAGCAACAGCGTATTTATATTCATCAAAGAATGTTCTCAAATCCTTCCATGCTTCTTTCAAAGACCTTTCACCATGACTCTGCCAAAAATCGGTTTCGTAAAGAGGGTTTTTAGGAGGTGTTATTTCTTCAAAGTATTTATCAATTATCTCTCCATCTTTCACAACAACAATAGCTATTTCTGATAGCCTATCGTGTGTTATTCCACCTGCTCGAATATCAAAAGCTATGAAATTTGATTTATGTAACATGTTGATAGCTAGTATATTATAAAATATATTAAAAAATAATATAGCAAATGCTTTCATTTTATAGCTTTTGCTTTTATTATTGTGCCATAATCTGTTACAAATATTGTAACAAAAGGTGTAAAAATCAATACCGTTTACTCAAATGGCAACAATTAGAGAACACTACAACTACTTAGAGATTCACAACCCAGAGGGTTGGAGAGAACTTAACGTGGAGCTTGTGCGAGCAAATCAATACGACCATTTCAAGCGCAGTGTATTAAAACACGATGGCTACAACCTCTCTAAAATAAGAGGGCCTATTGAAACTATCCTTAAAAAATACCTCCCCTTTGAGGACTGGCATTTCAGAACCAACACCCTACCTGAGCTTTCGGACTTTACCACCCAAACCGCCTAAAACCATGCCACAAGAAGCGCGATTTTGGCTCGAAGCCGTCCTGTTTTTCGCCATCATTTTCGTGCCGCCTACGTTGCTCATCGTGTGGCTGATTCGTCAACTCAACAAAAACGTGAAATGATAGCTACGTACTGTATCGTGATCCTGCTGGCCGCTGCTGGTATCGTCACCCTCAGGTCCATAAATCAAGACATTGAGCAACTCAAAAAACACTGAACTGACATGCTAAACTACCGCCGCCTACGAATGGACACCCAGCTTGCCCGTGGCATTATGCACGCAGGCAACGACCATATCGAACGCCAAGTCCTTGAAGCCATCATTCGCGACGCATATTTTAGCGGCATCGCTCCGCTGACATATCTGCGAGAGAAACTAGCCACCACCACTGTCACCATTCCCGCACCAGTTGCGGAAACAACAGCATTCGTCTGCCAGCATTGCGCCGACAAACCCGCATTCAAATCGCAAAAGGCCCTAAACGGCCACATGAAAAAGCATAGTCTTGGTTGAAAATTGAATTAAAAGGTTTAGGTTATTTTAAGCATGGGGACTTCCTTCCCCATGGGCATTTGCCCAAATTATGACCAATGGCATCCGTTTAAGGGGACGGGTGGTCGGTTCGATTCCGACGGTCATACGGCTCTCTGAGCGGCATAGTGGAGTACCGAGTGTGGTTGCCACCGATTGAAACTTCACAAAACTCTGTAAGCGGTAGCGTACATACACTACCGTAGGAAGCTAACTACCCTAATTGTGGCCAAATTCAGACATACAGCCACAATTAGGGGTCTGAAAACCAAAAAACTTGCTAACCAGCAAGGCGGGAGAACTACGCCTTTTTTTTAAAAAACCGCAGTACTGTAAGTACTGAACAGTACAAACCGTACCACCAGTACCATGCAGTACTCAAGAACTCAAGAACTCAAGAACTTCTTTTTGAACGTCTATTGTACTTATTCAGTACTGCAAAAAATCGTAAACCTTTGAAAATCAACCAATTAAACAAATTTCAAAAATGAGCAACTTCGCAACCCTTCCACCCGACCGCGAAAACAGCACCTACCACCACATTGCTTACCATTTTGATGGCCGCAAAGAGCATGGTTATTCCAAAAAGCTCGGTGCAAACGAGAAAGCCGACAAGCGCGATTTGCTCCTTGGCACGTGCGAACGTCTCCTTCCTCGCTACTTTCATCAGTCGGAGGTGTTCAAAGTCGAAGTATTTCTTCGTCGCACTGGCCCCAACGCCAGCGCCCTAAAAGTAGAAGTACTCGTGGCCACCTGCTTCGCCGACGGTTTTGAGCTGCACGATACGTACGCCAAAGACACCATAATTCGAGGATTCCTAAGCGAGTTCTACGCCTCCGACCTTCGAGACGCCAAACGCGCCCTTGCCCTCGTAGGACGCGGCAAAGGTGGGACCCACGACTTCACTTGGGACGGCCGCAAGTCCCTAGAAGACTTCAAAGCCTACTGTGCTCACCTTTGCAACTTCCACGAACGAGGCGAGGTAGAAAAATTCTTTTTCATCGTGAAGAAAAAATACTACGACATCCCGCCTGTACCCAATTTCGCCCCAGAAGGGCAACCCTCAGGCACCGCCACCCCTGCCGTCGCCACGCCATCACCTGCCCCCGCTGCGCAGTCACAGAAGCGTACTAAGCAAACCAGCTCCATCGCCAGCCTTATCCCCGCTCACCTCCAACCGCCACAACAATGATTACCATCGACACATTTTTGAAATGGCATGCCCAAGCCACCAAGCAAGAAGACGGCCTTCGCCTTACCTTCCCCATCCCCGTACACGCCGACCTTGCCCCGCTCCTGAACAACCCATCGCTGAAGAGCATCGAATGTTGGTGGCGGGTAACCCGAAGCATTAAGTACAGCGAAGAACTCGCCGCCGACGCCCAAGTTCGCCTTACGGGATACGTGGAAGAAACTGGAACGCGTGGCCGACAAATCTTCCACGTCAAAACCCTCGAAGTTCTCGTACCCAAAGCGCGCAAGAAAGCCGCCGACATCAAGCGAGAACAGCGAAGCATCGCCAAGGCCGTGGGCATGAAAGCCAAAGACCTTTTTCCAAAGAAGAAACCTACACAACTTTCAATCGGATTTTAAATGAGCGCACATAGCTACTTTGGTGGCAAATCGTCAGACGGTCATTACCACCAAATCATCAACCTAATCCCCCCACATAGCAACTACATTGAGCTATTTGGCGGCAAATTGGGGATATATCGACACAAAAAGCCTGCGTTTCGTACGCTTGTAGTCGAGAAAGACGAGACCCTAGCCCCTTATTACGACTCTCTCAATTTTACGCGTTTTGTAGAGCTAGACAATTTTACTAGACACCTACACGCTCCTTTTCCTGTCAAAGCCTATTACATTGGCGATGCCTTTGATGTCTTAGAGTACTGTGTAAACGATTTCGACCACGACAGTAATTTCATTTATATCGATCCTCCTTATCCGCTCGACTCCCGCAAGTCTCAACGGCCTGTGTACCGTTACGAGTTTGATAACCTTCAGCACCAAGTATTGTGCAAATACCTTAAAGCCTTTAGCTTGGCCAACATCGCTATATCTACCTATGCAAACGAAATTTATAACGAGGAGTTTTTGGGACTTGAACATTGGACTACCTGTGAAGTCGCTGCGCAAACTCGTCAAGGCCGTGTCACAGAACAATTGTGGATGAATTATGCCACCCCACAAGAACTACACGATTACCAATACCTCGGAGCCAACTACCGAGAGAGGGAAGACATTCAAAGAAAACAAAAACGTTGGCTCAAAAACTTCTCAAACTTACCGTTGCTCGAGCGTAGAGCCATGTACGAAGTCTTAGCTGCTGCCATCCCCAACCCTACCGATAACCATGGATAACATCACCATCAAACTGTATCCCATTGAGTACTCCTACCTATTTGGAGCTTTAGAGCGGAACAAAAAAAATGTTGACCTACTGGGACTAAACTCGCATGTCGGAAGCCTGTGCCTCGAAGCACTTTACGTGCGCAAACAAAATAACCTCAGGCGAAACGCACTTTCGCGGAGTAAGTTACCAAGACAGCTAACCCTAAAACCCATCGAAGCAAGGGCATTATACGACGCGCTACGAATTTCAGATTCCCCATTTGCAAAAACCATCTTCGGACACTTAGACCGCGCCCTCATCAACGCAGGATTCAATAATTTGTCATGCTGACGACAGGAAGCATCTAAAACCATGCTAAGACTCACCATCATCACCGAAAATCACGTCGAAACCCTCACGGTAGCGGCGGCCCTATACTTTCGTGAGGTTTTTGAGGTAACCACCCCCGAAGAACTCAACAAGGTTTTTAAAATCGACGAAGTCTTCTTGTATAATTTTTCAAGAATGAAACCCTGCCTTGGTTTCTCCGAAAGCAAACGTGCCATTGCACTTAGCAATTTCACGTTACAGCACGGAAAGAACGCCATCATCACCAACCGATGGCTATCCACCACCAACACCGCCAACCGTGACTACTTACGCAAAATCGTTGCGCACCTAAACACAAATCAACCACTCACAATCTCCCAATCTAAACTCCTCAAATCTTATGGAATCGCAACCTGTTAAAAAACGGCTCACAAACGACTCACTCGTAAAAGTTACCTACAGCTTTGAGTCAGAAGAATTCAAGAATGGTTTCGTATCGGCATTTTTCAAGATGCAAGGAATCAAAAAATTCCCAATCGGACAGCTTCAAGTAAACGACAATGAGCCGACCATCATCATCGAAACTCGCCTCGAAAACCTTTGTTATATTTTCTACATTATTGGAGCAATGGCCGAACGCTGCAAAAATATGGACACAATTTCTCTAAACTAAGCTACTAACAGTGACATGAAAAAGACCGCCCTACACCTGTCGATAGTGCTTCTGACGATTTTGTGTTTTAGCGAAAGTTGCTACTATACCTCCCCGCCCTTTGTCACACCGACGAAGGAGGTGCCTAAAACCGCTACCAACGCCGATGCCCAATACATCAATGTCAGCGGCATGAAGTACCTAATCGTTAGCAGCCCGCAAGGCATCACCCTTGCCAACGTCACAAAAGACAGCCTCGAAGTAATGGTGAGGCGCAGAAACGAAAAATACCTCGAATTACTCAACCGTTCGTTCCCAAAACCAAAATTCACAAAACAATGACAAAGAGAGAACTAGCCACCAAAATCGCCGCCACCACGGAGCTCCCTGTTGATGTCGCAGAATTAGCAATCGACGCCTTCACCTATCACGTTCGCAACAGCGTCGCCGCAGGCAAAACCGTTTACCTCCGTGATTTTGGGGCATTTTTCCCCAAACAACGGAGCGCCAAAAAAGCCCAACTCATCAACGCAGGCAAAACCATCCTCCTAGAGGCCACCACCGTCCCTGCCTTCAAACCCTACGACCGTTTCAAAAACCTAGTTAAAAACCAACACACCCCTTGTCACACCGACGAAGGAGGTGCCCAAAACCAACAAACATGGACGAGCAACGAATTTTAGATACGGAGCTATTTGTCAAACATTACGTTACAAATAAGCAAAAGGGAGAAGTCGCAACAGGCCTTTTTGTACTCCCAAAAGAAGCAAACCTCAAAGAAGGTCACAGCATTTGCATCGAAACCAAAACGGGGCCAAACGGCAAGCCACAATACATCGGCAAGGTAGATACACTTCGCTTCCCACTCACCAGCACAATACAGTTCGAAAGTTTCCTAGGCTTTGCATGGGACGACATCCAAGCAGGGCAAATCTAAAACGTGACCAATCCAGGTACACACAACGCAGCTCAGTAACACAAATGCTAGTCCTAAGTACATTTTGCGGCCTCGATCTATTAGGTCGAGGTTTCCAAGAGCACGATTTTTGCGTCGTGCAGGCGGGCGATATTATTTTGGGCAAGGACATCCGCGAGTTTAAAGCCATTGCGGGGCGCTTCGACGGCGTCATTGGCGGCTCACCCTGCCAAGACTTTTCACGGGCCCGTCGAACGCCCCCCACGGGGCAAGGCTTAGAAATGCTCGGCGAGTTTGAGCGCGTAGTGATGGAAGCACAGCCAGCGTGGTTTTTGCTCGAAAACGTCCCCAACGTGCCATACATCGACATCGATGGGTATCACATACAGCGCTTTTACCTAAACGCCCTCGAATGCGGCTCTACCCAAAACCGCCATCGTTTCTTTCAGTTTGGGTCCCGCGACGGGTTTGTGCTCGATATTCCACGTCAGCCCAAGCCCGCCCACGCCCAACGCTGTGCGATGGCCACCGAAGGCACAAAAACAGAGCGGCGGAGCTGGGACGAATTTTGCGCTTTGCAAGGCATCGAACCGCTTTCCCTGCCCGACCTTACCCAAACCGCCCGATACAAGGTCGTGGGCAATGCCGTTAGCCTACACGTCAGCCGCACCATCGCCGCCGCCATCAAAGCCGCCTTAGACAATCCCATCTACGCAAAAGATGTGACACTATGCGCCTGCGGGTGCGGTCGACGAATCACAGGCCGCCAAAAAACCGCCACCGATGCCTGTCGAAAACGCCTATCTGTGAACCGACGTATAATCAAACCCGTAAGCTGACTCACACTTACTTTTTTGTCACACCGACGAAGGAGGTGCCTAAATCGAACTACATCTACGCCACCCAATAATGACAGAAATAGCAGTAATTATCGAAGCACTTTTCAACGGGGATAGAATGAAAGCGCTGTCTTATATGCAGCTCTTTGTAGAGAAACATCATCATGCTAACATTCGCTTTCATCAAAGAAGCGATGAAGAGTTTCTTGCAAACAGGATCAATAATTTACTTCAGGGATATACTGAGGATAATCACGCTTGCCTTGACAAGCTACCTGAAATTATCACCATAACAGAAATACCAATTGACGAAATAATTGAAAGTTGGAAGAATCGCCAACCCCCATAAACTGACCTCTAACAAAGAAATTAGAGACTTGGAGAAGGAAAAAATCGAACCATCAAAAACTTGATTACACATAAAAATGGAAAAAGAAAAATACATGGCAGCACTTCAATCCCCTGCCTTAAAACAAAAGTCAAGCGGTTATCCACCCGCTTGGGAAGGAAAAGTACCTCTAAAGGTCAGGGTATTGACTAATGTACGTTCCGACTTACCAGCTTTTATCGCTCCCCCAATCGCAGTTTATAAAGGAGCAGAGCACTACGTTTACGTCAATGCTCATGGAGCTGTATCAGCCATTGTTGAGTCAGGAAATACACTACTCGGTTTAAAACCCGCCGAATTTGAAGTCATTCAATGGCACGATTAAAACGCTCCCTCCTTTGTCACACCGACGAAGGAGGTGCCTAAATCGAACCATCACCAAAAGATAAAAAATCATGCCAACAAAATTTAAACCAATGACAGTGCTATGGTTTGGCGGCGGGCAAGATTCGACAGCATTACTATACCTTAGTCACTACTCGAAAGAGTTTCAAGACACTTATATGGGCAATACAGAGCTTATAGTAGTAATGTCCGATACTGGCAACGAATACCCTGATACATACTCGCATGTAGCCGAAATTAGTGAGTTTTGCCGCACCCAAAATATTTCCTTTCATTTTCTGACCAAAGAGCAAGGCTTCCATTCAAAAACGTGGATGAGCTTGCAAGCACAGATGGAAAAAAACAGTAGTATTATGTCTGTGGCTCTACCTAAAAGCTGCACTGACAAACTTAAAATAGGTGTTTGCTATAATTTTCTTGGGAAGCTAATATCTGAAAAGTATGGCTACAACCCTAAAAGAAAAAAAATGTATTACGACTACAAAGAAGAATTTGGCAAATTAAAAGTGTTGATTGGGTTTGCCAAAGGAGAGGAATCTCGCATGGTTAACAAGGATGACGACCAAAGACCATTGTGGATGCAAAGGAATGTTGATGTTATCTACCCATTGATTGAAATGGGAATTGATAGGCAGGAGTGCCAAAATATAATTTCAAGTTATGGGCACAATGTCCCTTCCCCATCAAATTGTATGCTTTGTCCCTTCCAGTCAGACCCGGAAATAGTATATCTTCACAGATTTCATCCAAAAATGTGGGAATACTGGGTTGAGCGTGAAGCTGCCAAAATCGCCAAGAATGCCGAAAAACCAAAGAATTTAGGAGTTAAGGGAAGAAAAACATTACCTGAAACGCTCGAAATCGCAATGGCTAAATATGGACACTGGAGCAATTTGGAACTAATAGAGTATCGTCACTCGCATGGACATTGTGTAATGTCCCGATATTAAGTTACTCCCCCCCCTCCTTTGTCACACCGACGAAGGAGGTGCCTAAATCATTTATATGAAAACAACTGGAATAGCCCTAAACGAAGCTGGTGACGAGTGGAGTGCCACTTGCCCACAATGCGGAATAGAATACGAGTACCAAGGCTTTTGGGACCCTGATGACGTGACCGAATGCCGTTGCGGTTGCCACTTCACAATTGATAAAGTTGAGTTCGACGGCGGGAAAAGCTATTTTACATCTAATACAAAACCATGAAAACCCACGAACTTAAAGTCCACAAAAGCTACGTTAAGCTTCTTTTATCAGGCCGAAAGACATTTGAAGTCCGTAAAAATGACCGCGACTTTCAGGAAGGAGATGTTTTGATTTTGCGGCCTTGGGATGAAAAAAAGGAAGAATACATAGGAGGCAACACCGAGTTTTACTACAACGTCACCTATGTTTTACACGGCGGCAAGTTTGGTATTGAGGAAGGCTACTGCGTGATGGGCATCGTTCCCTCTCAAGCCCTAAACCGAAGTTTTTTTCATGAACATTCGTTCAAAATAGATATGGAGGAAATTTCAAACTTTGAGAAAGAAATGCGAAAACTTCGCCTTCTGTGACGCGCCTGGTTCTAACAAATATCGAGCTATCACACCGCCCTACATCACCAAGGTGTAGGGCTTTTGTATAAAGTTACAAAATGGCAAAACAGCGTCTAACTGCATAGAGATTTAAAACGCTTTTGTAATGAACAGTCGGAAAATAAAGGAAAGAGTTGTTAATGCACTAGGATATGTATTAGCCGCGACCGTAATCGGCGGAGGGCTTGGGATAATGATTTTAGACCAATACCCGCCAGAAGAGTATATGTTGGAGCGTAGCCTAAACGGAGAACTTCCCAATAACCCAATTCCGACACCTGAAGAAAAAGAAAAAATGCGTAAGATTGACAGTATTATGCTCCAAAGGATCAAAAACCACTAAATCAAAGTGTGAGGCTTTTTTCGTCACACCGTCCTTTCTTCCTCATCAACAAGTACCCATTTTTGCCCACATGAAATGGGCAACACTACTACTCACACTATTCAACCAGCTTCGCGGCAAAGCCACGGCAACAGTTACTTCAGAACGAGCCAAAGAACTACAAAATAAGCTTCTATGGGAAGCCGTAGCCATTGCGCTTACTTTTCTTATTGGCTATTTGGTAAGCCATTGTACCAACCAAAGTGTTTTGGAAAGCTGCCAAGATGAGCGCGAAGCCTTGCTCAAGAAAAACAGCCAACACCAAGCCATGTTGGATTCACTCCACTACGCGGCCAAAATCGCCCAAAAAGACCAACAAATACTTCAAAAAGATGAAACCATTCTTTTGCTCCAACAACGCCTTCGCTCTGATAGCATTGCTCACTTATCAGAGCTTGAGGCTATCCGCGCAATCAACGCCACGCTACGTCGAAGACAGCCTTGATGTCATCGCCGAGTATGTACGCAACAGCCGCGCCTTGCTCGACTCACTAACTCGGTTGAGTGACACCCGAACGCAGCTTTCGATGTCGAAAAACTCCATGAAGGCTTTGCAAAGCCAAAACACCGCACTGTTCGCCGAAAAAATCAAAGCCCAAAACGCCGCCAACGCAATGGCCGAACGGCTTTGGAATTGCAACGAAAGTCACAAAGTAAAAACCCAAAAGCTCCGCAATGCCAACATCGAAAAGTGGGCGTGGCGTATTGCGGCCACCATCGGCATCGTTGCCTTGGCTAGATCCATGATGCCGCCATGATGTAACAGGGCGAAACGTCCTTTAGGGCTACTCTATCTTACACCAATTTTGAAGTATGGCTACACAAATTATCAAACGCAAGAATGCCATGGCCCTCTTACGTGACGACGATGCACAGGGGCAGCCGACCATTCACAGCATCAAGTACCGAAAAAAAGACGGGACGATAGGGCGAAAACGCAGGGTCTCAAAAAGTACGCGGCACCTGCCAGGCGCGGGCAAATACCGAGGAAAAATCAGCACCAACCACGTGTTTTTGCTGACCAACCACGACGAAGCCAGCAACTCCCCACGTCGCACTTTTGAAATTTTGATTGACCTCTTAGTCGAACTAGATGGCATGACAATCGACCACACCAACGGCGAATACTAATGATTGAACAACTTACGCCCAACACTTTTCTTATCAACTCGGCGGCGGGTGGCGTAGCCGTGAGCGTGAAAGGAGTACGCGACACGAGTTTTGGAGCCCCCCACATTCACGATTTTGATAGTCTGGAACACGTGCGCTGGGGAGCGATGGACAACGAACCGAACTCAATTCGGCGCGTGATTGAGAAAAATTCAATCGTACGGTCACTGCTTGACACCATGCGCGACATGGTCTATGGAAAGGGCGTACGGTTTTACGCCGTTAATTATGAGGGCGGGAAGTCGATAAGAACGCCGTTCATGGACACCAAACTAGCCGAATGGTGCGAAGCGACCGACCTCGATGAGTACGTACTGTCGGCCATCAACACGCGGCTCGACAATGCCAATATTTTCACCCGCTGGGAGTACGACCTTTCCAACGACTGGTTCAATCTCGCGGTGTCGGACTCGTTCAATACCCGTATTGCCAAGGCAAATAACAACAAATCGGCGGGATTTTTCACCAACCCCTACTTTGGTGAGCAGCTCTACAGCTACAAAGATTCGATGCCGATTGCGGCCTTTCATCGCAACGACCGCACTAAGAACAAGCTCAACGTAGTTTCGATTTCGCACACCCGTGAGCCGCGTTCGGGGCAACCCTTCTACGACTTCCCGTCGTACTGGTGTGCCCAAGAATCCATCGAACTCGCCAACCTCATTGTGGCTTTCCACAAAAATGGCATCATGAACGGGTACAACATCAAGTACCTGATTCGGATGCCTGCCGACTATTTTGACAAGGATGGCAAGAAAAACGCTGACGAAAAAGAAATTAAGGAGCGGTGGCGCAATTTCTCCAGTAACCTATCGTCGTGGATGTCGGGAGTGAAGCAGGTCAATAAGACCATGCTCATCAAGTACCTCCGTGGCTCGGACGGCAAAATGCTCGACAACGTGGACATCATCCCGCTCAAAAACGAAATGAGCGACGATGCCTACGAGAAAGTATGGGACATGGCCAACCGCTCAATTTCCAATTCGGTGGGGGTACTGCCCACACTCGGCGGGGTAAACCCAGGAAAGGGCAACGACTCAGGATCACAGATTAGGGTCATGGCCGACTATCAGCAACATTTCAGAACGCCCATTCACCGAATGCTCGTTTTGAAAGATGTCAACCGAGCCATCAGAGATTTGGGGTACAAAAACGTTATCGCCGATTTTGACGGAGTACAAATCACCACGCTCGACGTCAACCCCGCAGGAACTCAGTCTGTCACCAACAACGACCCAACCAATGTCTAAACTCATCGCCGACGAAACCACCCTGAAGCAAGTACTGGGCGGTATCCAAACCAAACTCAACTTTGCCACCGTCGAGCCATTTGTAAAAGCCGCCGAGTGGGACTTCCGTACAGCCGTAGGGAAGGAAACCTACAACTGGCTTCGCACGGGTACTTTCACCGCCGACTCCGACGAAGCGCAACTCCGTGAGTTTGCGCGGGGATGCGTGGGATGGGCAGCCTACGACATGGCCTTGCCCCACCTCAAGCAACGCGTGGGTGACTTGGGCATGATGAAAACCAGCCCTAACGGCACCGTGCAAATCTCAAAGTGGGAATACGTGGACACCCGCGAGGCCAATCTGTACATGGTGGACTGGATGTGGGAAAACTTCTGGACGTTACTTGAAGAGCTTTCTCCCGAAGTTTGGGAGGAGTCCCCCGCCTATTTAGCCCGTAATGAGTACTTTATCCGAAGTGCCGCCGAGCTTACCAAGTACGTAAGCTTAGTAGGGCGCAATACGCGTTTCTTTCAAAAACTACTGCCGTACATCGACCGTGCCGAGAGCAATTATATCCCGCAAGCTATCACCGAAGAGGTGTTTGAAGAGCTGAAGGAGAAGTTCAAAGACTCGACCCAAACGCTAGACGCCACCGAACGGAAAATAGTAGAGAAAATCAGAAAGGCGGTGGGGCATCTTGCTTTGTACGAAGCCTACCCGTACTTACCAATGGTCGTGGATGAAAAAGGCCTGCGGGAAATTCGGAGAAAAGACGGGCTACAGGAAGAAGAATTGGCTGATAACAAGTACCGTAATTCTCAGCGGTACCAGCTGCACCAAGATGGCCTTTTCTATATCACCCAACTTAAAGATTACCTCAATAGCGTCAGCGACGCCAGCACGTATGTGCCGTACTACGAAGCTTTTTTGAAGCCCGACGCCGCCGACGAACCCGAAGACTTTACCAACACACCTCACATTGTTTTATAGCTATGACTGGACTAACAGGAAAGTATCCACAATTTGACAAAGAGCCGACCGCCGAAGAGCTGGAGGCCGAAAGCGCAGCCCTCCAAAGACGTGCTGCCGAAAAACGCATAGCGCAAGAAGCGCACAAAAAAGCACAGCTTGAGGTTCGTCGAGGGCAGGACATGGACACCCTCACCAACCTGCGTAGTGAGCTTGAGAAGCTCAACGAAGCAAGCAAACTCGCCCCAAAAATGAGTTTTGACGATGCCGTTAAGCTTTCGGAAAGAAAGCGAAAACTCGAAGAAGACATTGAAGAAATCGAAAATGAGTGGGGGCTTGGTGCGCAACCGCAAGCTACAGAAGCCCCATCGGCCTACACCATCAGCACAACAAAGGCTATTTGGGTGCTGGTAGTGCTCTTCGCCCTGTGCAGTGCGCTCACGGGCTGGCTAGGAGCATCGGCCATTGCCGACCCCTTCAACCCCGTGGGGCAAAGTATGATGAAGAATGCGCCACTTCGTGCGCTCGTGGCCTTCGACATGACCTTCCTGACCTTCCTTGTGGGAGCTTTTTTTGTATGGCTTTTTTTCAATGACCTCTTTAAATTATGGCACAACCGAATCAATTCCGAACGAAACCTTGCCACGTTGCTCAACGAATCACCCGCCTGGGCCGTGTTGTTTTTCTTATTGGGTGTATTTTCGCTAGTCATGTGGGTGTTTGCCAACTACTACCTAACGGCTTACGCTTAGAAGACTCGCTCACCCGCCTTCGGGAATGTGTCATTAGCACAGCCGAGAGTCAGTTGTTTGTGCGTGAGCCCAAAAACCGCAACGACCACCCACAAATCAACACCTATTTTCGAGCGGTGGGCTATCAAACGCCCGAGAAATTGGCGTGGAATCAGAAGGCGTGGTGTGCGGCCTTTGTCAGTTGGGTCTATATTCAATGCGGCATCAAGCTACCCAAAAGCACTTCACTCGCGGCGGTAGCGACATGGAATAGGATGGACGCCAATAAAGTACCTGCGGGAAAAGCGGTACTGCCAGGCGATGCCGTCACCTACCTTCAGTGGAGCCACATTGACTTGGTAAGGTACTGGCCGCTCGATCCTCGTATCAAGTATTTCTATGCCACAGGTGGAAACACCACGGGCGGAGCCAAGCAGCACGGGGTCTATACCAACATACAGCGCCCAAAAAACTTTGTACGCAGCACAATCAGGCTAATTAAATAGGCTTGGGCGGCCTTATAAAACCCATTCAATACACATGAATACTGAACTAACATTTGGGCAAAAAGCAGTTGGATTAACTTTTAACCCTTCTGGAGATGACAAAGTAGGCCAAATCAAACAAACCTTTGCAGACGCTATTGACCAACTAAACAATTTACGTAACACTACTACAAGTGGAGAAGTAAAATGTATGTGTTCCGTTGCAATTACAGATGCTCAAACGGCACAAATGTGGGCTGTAAAAGCAATCACGTGGAAGGATTAGATAGCAACTCTGTCAAAATGTAGTAAAATCATGGAAATCTTACAGCAAATATTAGAGCGTTGGAATGCTCCTATGCCTAAGTTTTTTAAGGCAATTTTTTTCGTGGCTGCCTTTGTTGTAGCCTTGAGCGCGGGGGCTAACCTGTTCATTGAGCAGTTGGTCGAAGTAGGCTTTGTGCCTCCGAAGTGGCTCACCGATGTAGCAGGCTGGGCGGGCGCAGCGGCGGCGGTCGTGGCAAAGTTCACAGTTGACTGGCGAACAAAAATCGGCAAAGAACCATTAGACAAATTTGTCAAAACGACAATCTCAAAACGAAAGTGAGGTGAAAGAAATCTACTTAAATAGTCGCAAGTATCAGCTCCCCCAAAGCTGGCAAGAAGTTGACACTGATTTACTTCCCCAACTCCTTGTTTTTCTGTACGTGCATCCTGAGTCGGGGGCTACGTACCACGAAATATTGCGCCTAGTTTTGGGGTATAGTCCCGCTGAATGGCAAAAGTTGATGCGGCATTACTTCGCACCAACCCTCCAAGACATCCAACGCGAGGCCAACGCCACGGTACTTCAGGAGGTGCTTCAGCTCATAAGCTGGATGTGGACTCATGAGCTTACCAAGAAGCCCTTTGAGCACGTGCTTATTGGCGGCATACCGCATTTGCTTCCCGACGAACAGTTTCGGACGGTATCATTCGGGGAGCTGTCGGATGCTTATATACATAGCCGTGCGTTCATCGAACAATTGGTAGAAGGGGACGAACGCCTAAACTACCTTATGGCAACCATTTGCCGTCCCGAACGGGCGGGCGATTATGAAAACGACCTCGGTTGGAATGGTGACGCCCGCCAACCGTACAACGAGCACATTGCCAAGGCACGGGCCAAAGACTGGGAAAATGTCCCCTACGAAACAAGGATAATAGTACTGATGTACTTCCTTGGTACGCTCAAGACCTTCCTTGGGATGTTTGATATTTGGCAAGGCGACGGCCCCGCTTCTGAGGAAGAATACCCAGGCCAAAGCTGGATTAAGAACCAGCACCTTTTGGCCGAAAAGCACATATTTGGGGGGATGGCCCCGACCAAAGCGGCCAACGTGCATGAGGTGTTTTCTTTCTTGGAAGAGAACAGCAAGGACATAAAACGGAAAATCGAACAAGATAAAGCCAATCAGCGATGACCGCCACCACCAAATTTGAGGAGTATTTTTCGCCAATCCTTGAGGAACAAAAGGCAGCCAATGGCGTGGCCAAAATTCAGTTTTCGGATGCCGACCGCATGGATAGATACATTGCCGACAGTCGGAGTGAAGACGTGTATCCTGGCATTTTTGTGATGCGACCCAAGTACAGCGGTAGCCTCATGGACAAGGCTATCATGTACAGTATTTTCTTCGTGCAGTTTTATGTGTTTGTAGGTGGCCAGCTCGACAACGATGCCAGCCAAGACGATGCTTATAACTTATCCGAGTCGATTGTCTCGGAGATTGTCAAAAAGGTATTTGCCGACTACCGCGAGTGGAAAGTCTATTTTGATTTCAACTCGTTGCAGGTCGAACCCGTGGCGTACTTCGTGTTAGACGCAGCATGGGGCTACGAGGTAAAAATGAAAATTGGTATTCAAGTAGGAGACGTATTTTCTTAACGTATTGCACGTATGATTGATGAGCTAGCCAGTGGTTTGAATTTCATTCCACTCAAATTCTCCCGTAACAAAATTGAAGTAAACATATCAGCAGCTCCCGAAAGTTTGACTTTGAGAAGTGACTTGCGTTATCTTCTCACCATCAAGACGCCAACTTTCAGGGGAAGTAATACATTTCAGACACTTCAAGTTTTAGATGGGCGAGAAAAACCACCCTATACCGTTGAAGGGGTCACGATTTATGAAGGGGCTACCTTCCCCATAAATCGTGGGCGTGGTGGCATCATTGACTCGCTGTTGGAGTATCAGAAACCCACGCGGAAACAATCAAATATTAGGGCAATTCTGACGCAAACGATACCTTATCAGCTGACACAGCAAGTGCAAGGGGGAACTCCCGTTCAAAACTCCACTACTGTATTAAGCCCAACCTATGCCATTAAATCAGGGCTTTCGAGCGAAGACTTTGCGGTATTTGGGGAAGTGTTTTGGAGTGACTTCCAGTCAAAGCAACGCAAGTTTTTGACTTGGAAACCCAACAACCAGCGAGTGGTAACAAATCAGGAAGAGTACTTGTATTTTGTACTCAATTTCACGCCGCTGCCATCGGAAATTCGTTTACGGGTCCAATTCCGTAACTATGGCTACGAAGCCACCGAAGCGGTCACCAAACTTACGATTTCTAATGTCCCCCAGTTCGCAGTTGTTTCAGTACCAGTCGGGCCCGAGATAGTTGGCATTGCTGATACCAGCTACGACTACTACGATGTGTGGCTAAGTGATGGTAACAACAACCGTTTGTCCGAGGTCAGAACCTATCAATACAGCCGCGATTTTAAGGCATTTGAAAAGTCCATTTTGTTCGCAAATAGTCTTGGGGGATGGGATACACTCCGATGCGAGGGACGGGCAAAACAAACACTTGGAGTCAATCAGTCGGCGGCACAGCGTGAACGCAAGTACACAAGTGTGGAAGAATCTGACATTTTGATGGTTAAAACCGAAGGGACCCGAACCATTTCGGTTTCTACTGGTTTCATCCGACGTGATGTAGCCGAAAACCTCAAGTGGCTTGATGAATTATTATTATCAGAAGAGTTGTATTGGGTTACTGACAAGGGGCATTTGCCGATTCAAGTCATCACCAATTCACTCGACGACAGTGAGGATGATGCCGATGTTGTGGCACGTACCATCACGTTCAAAGTGCGTGATATCGTTGAAAACTATTCGGCAATTACCTCCGATTACGTCCCTACTACTCGCCCAACTATTTGGGTGGGTGCTAATCCAACTTATGCCGTTGACGCGCTCGGAAAACGCACGGGCTATGTCACCTATTCCACTTTGCGTCGCGCATACGCAAACACAGGTGAGTTAGTACAGCCATTCGAGTTTAAGCCCAATGCCCCTGGTGATCCTGACTATATCCAGCCAAACTTCGACACGGGAGTAGTGGTGGGTAGTACACCTTACCCAAATACAGAAATTCGACGTTTGGGTACTTTCAAACGCAACACCTGCGGGGGTGGCGGTACTTCAGCTCTTATCGTAATATCAGCAGGGAAATATGGTGGAGAAATAGATGGAGCCGCACAAGCCTTGGCAGAGGCAGAGTTTTCGGCAACCGATACGCAAGAATATGCCAACCAAAATGGGGTGTGCCTTTTCCAAAGTGCGGCTTTTTCGCGGCCATCAACCTATGTGCCTAACACCTGTACGGGTGGTAAGTCGGGGATTCCTTGGACTATAAGTGTGCCAGCTGGTGCCTTTACAAGTGAGATAAGTCAAGCCGCGGCTGATGTTCAAGCGCAAGCCTATGCAGACTCGTTAGATACACAAGCCAATGCAAACGCAAACGGAACATGTGGCTGGGGCAATACCGCGATTGGACGCAACTCCAACTTTAAGAGAAATTCGTGTACAGGAGGTATGGTCGGCACTGCGTGGTACATCAATGTGCCTGCAAATACGTTTGTGAGTGCTGTAAGTCAAGCAGATGCAAATGCTCAAGCACAAGCCTACATCAATCAGGCAGATACACAGGCAAACGCTAACATTAACGGAACATGTCGCTTTGAAAGTGCCTGTACGTATCGAACTACTTCGGTGTTAATTCAGAGCGGAGCTAATGCAGGTAAGCCAATGACAATTTGGTTTTCGAGGGCTGTATTTACAAGCACAGTGAGTCAAGCCGCCGCAGACGCACAAGTTGACTCTTACTTCAATGCTAACTTCAACAATCAGGCTTTCGTGAATAATTACGCAAATTTTAGTAGAGACAATACAGATTATTGCACTTGGAATATGACTGCACAAATCACCTATCAAGTACGAAACTAAGCATAGCACATGTACCAAGTCATTATTGATAACAAAGCAGTGGATTTACCAGTAGGGGCAACAGTCCAGTTGTCCCTACCAAGTCCGTATTTGCTCTACGATAGAGTAGAAGGCCCCAAAGCCAACTTCCCTACCCTGCCTTATACCAATCGTAATAAATCTACTTTTGGCTTTTGGCACGAAGCCTTAGCGGGGGGCAACTTAAAAGAATACCGTTGTTCCCAATTTTACGGTGGTCACATTATTCAGGATGGCTATTTCTATCTCTCTGACGCAAGTGCAGAATCAGGCTTTCAAGGTGTTTTTGCCACTAATTTGGGGCGCTTTTTTGGCGACTGGCAAAACACTAAAATTTCTGAAATCAATTGGGGAAGCATCGCGCTTCCCACACCCATTACGCCAGTGGTGCAGGTAGCAGGCAAGAACGCCATTTGCTTTCCTAGCATCCTTAATACAACCTATTACGGGCAAAATGCCTACAGCGGCTATGTCAACGAATACACGGCAGGTGCCTATACTACCACGGGACCCAAAGTGCCTTTTGTCTTTATGTCTTATCTCTTATCGTTGATTTCAACGCTCACGGGGACTACCATCACGGGGAGCTTCATTAACGATACCACTTGGCAACAATTGGTGATGTACAACACAAGAGCACTCGACGGAGCTACTACCGTCAGCATCGCCAAACACTTGCCCGAACTCACAATCATGGAGTTGTTTTTGGAGTTGAGAAAGCTGCCGAACTTGGCTTTTACCTTTGATACCATTGCAAAAAAACTAACCATTGATTTTTGGGATGATTATTTAAAACTCCCTACCCAAACCGATTGGACGGCGAAGGCCGTACGGGGCGGCAATAAGATTCCAGAGTTCAACACGCGGATGCAACTCAGCTACGCGCTTGACTCCAACGATGCCCTGCAAAAAAACCGTCCAGTAGCCGTATCAGACTACTTAACGCCCGAAACGGTGGGCGTTCAAAGTGGCATTGCCAAGCTTTCAAGTCAGTTTTCCACATTGCTTGTGGATAGCGTAACGGGCTTGGCGACGGCATCACAAGCAGGCGCAACAAGTCAATACGGTCAACAATCTAATACTTTTGCTCCCAGACTACTCTTTTGGAATGGCTTGGTTGGAGGTTTGCCAAGGGCGTTACCAACGCTCAACACGACTTCACTGTATTGGAACGGAGCCAACGGACTAGCCCCCAAGTATTGGGCGCAGACCGAAACAGTCAGGAAACGCCAATTTTACCTCAAAAAATCATTCGTTTTGAACGAAGCTGATATTGCGACTCTTGACCTGCGCCGTAAGATTCACGTTGAAGGTGTAGATTATCTCATTGCGCAGCTTAACGTCGAGCTGCCTATCACCAAGCCTTGCGAGGCGTTGTTGGTAGGGGGAGTGTGAAGATACCTGGGCTATTAGAGCCAGGCGTTTCACGCTTGTGAGGGTTAAACGTCCTTTTTCCAGCTTGAATCACTTAGGAACTTGCTTGAAAAAGAAGCAAGTATGGCCGCTGATATTCTTGATAGTCCTGTTTTCGAGGCAATTCTACAGCGTTATGTAACGCTCGCAGAGCAAAAATTTAAGCAAATTCTTACCCAAGAAGGAAAGGTCTTGACGGGAGATTTGAGGGATTCGATTCGTGCATCTGCCATCGAAGCAGGTGCGGGTTTTATTCAAGGGCATATCTACTTTTCTTCTTTGCTCCGCATTAAGGATATGCGGCAGCTCAACTATACCCGAATGCCTCCGTTTTTAGCGATGCTCGAGTATGTTGAAAAAGTGGGGCCTGATAAGTTTCCGAGGGTACCGGGCTATCCTGTAGGGATGCGCCCAGCTTCATATACAGATACTGTTGAGCGTATTGCAGGCGGACTCATGCGAAAGTTTAAGCGTGAACCCAATGTGCGACGTGGCTACCGAGGGGTATATAATGACCCTTTAAAAAACGACATTTTACCTGCTTTTTTCACTGACTTGCGTACTCATGCAGGCCAAACAGCCATGGAAGCAATCTCCCTCAATTTGAAAGACTAACACACCGTTTGATATGGATTATAATGAAGAGGGTAAGCTCACGTTGAAGGTGGATGCTGCCCAAATGAACGAAGAACTGCTATCCTTAAATAAGCAAGCCAAAGAGCTTAGAGATAGCTTAAAACAAATCGAAAGTGTCGGCGGTAAAGGGTCGGACAACTGGAAGGACTATAAGCTGCAACTCGAAGAGGTTCGTAAAAAACAAGCCGAACTAAATGCCGAGATGAAGAAAATGGACTTGGCCGATATGACGCTGGGTCAATTGGAAAACCATGTCAAGTCGCTCAATAAAGAACTCAAAGGGCTGGTACCAGGCACTCAGGCATTCATTGATGCAACGGAACGGCTTCAAGATGCCAATAAGCACCTTGGAGCTGCCCGAGACCAAGTTAAGGGCATAAAGACAGAAGCTGAAAACTTAGCCCAGCCAACCCTTTGGGATAAAGTCTCAGGCGGTGTTGGCAAGATGGTAAATGCCTTTAACGCCTTTATCGCACTCGCGGTGTTTCAATTTATCGTCAGCGGTTTTCGGGCAATCATCGGGGCGTTCACCTCCTTTGAGGATGCCGCACAGGATTTGTCGGCGCTTACGGGCTTAACAGGAAAAGAGCTTGAGTACCTCAAAGACCAAGCCAAAGCCACGGGGCCTCAATTTGGGATGACCGCCGCCGAAATGCTCAATGCGTACAAAGTGATGGGGGGAGCAAAACCCGAACTCCTGGCCCAAAAGGAAGCCTTGGCAGACGTAACCAAAGAGGCCATCATCTTGGCTAAAGCTGGTAAGTTAGACCTTGCCGACTCAGCAAAATCGGTGGCCGAATCGCTCAACCAGTTTGGTGCTAAAGCCGACCAAGCTCGCCGATTCATCAACGTGATGGCGGCGGGAGCAAAAGAAGGCTCGGCCGAAATCAACGAAATGAGTAGCTCACTGAAGGCATCGGGTACGGTGGCTGCTTCGGCCAAACTGAGTTTTGAACAGACCAATGCCATCCTTCAAAGCCTCTCTACCATTGCTTTGAAAGGTGAGCAATCGGGTACACAACTCAAAAACGTGCTCATCAAGCTCATGTCGGGTGCCGACGATACCAACCCGAAGATTGTAGGGCTTGACAAAGCATTGGAGAACCTAGGCAAACAGAACCTGTCCACGGCTGAGATGGCCAAAAAGTTCGGTACTGAGAACGTCGTGGCGGCTCAACACATCATCACCCACGGGAAAGAGATAACCGAGCTCACGGCCAAAATGACGGGCACTAATACCGCCTACGACCAAGCCAGAATCAACATGGATACACTCTCGGAGCGCTGGAAGCAGGGGACGGCCATCGTCACGGGCTTTGCGGTCAGTATCGGTGAGAAGCTGGCGCCCTACGTAAAAAAAGCCATTGATTTCTTTCTCGAATGGGCAAGCAACGTCGGAGTGTACACGGGCGTATTCAGCACTTTTGGAGGCGTATTGGGAGATATTTGGGATGTTATTTCTACGCTGGGCACGCTCATCCTTGGTAAGTTTATTCCTAGCGGCACAAGTATGCGTGACGTGATGCAGGGAGTGGCGGTGGTACTGCAAACGGTGGCAAGTGTGGTGAGGGTTTTTACGGCATCGTTGGTGGCGCTTTTGGAGGCTTTTCAAGCGGTAGGCTCAGGGGCCAAAGGGCTTGTACTCTTTCTCACAGGCGACTTTGCAGGGGCTGGCAAAGCCTTTGACGAGACCCGTCAGCATGGCGTAAAAATCAAGGAGACCTTCACCAAGGCTTTTCAGGACATCAGCGAGGGGTACAAAACCGCCATGGCCGATAAACCCAAGGAGATAATGCCCGCCGCCGTAAAAGCCCACCAAGATACGGCCAAAGGTGTAGAGGATGCGATTACCGACGAAGCAAAAAAAGGGCACGACAATCGGTCAAAAGAGCAAATAAAAGCAGACGAAAAAGCAAAAAAGGACAAAGAAAAGCAGCTTGAGGATTATCGTAAAGCAGAGGATGATTACTTGCAAAAAGTAAAAGCAGCCAATGCCAAGGCCATCGAAGAGGTGGCGGCGCTTGATGCCGAAGCAAACATTTCCAGCATTCGGGATGAGCTTCAGCGCGAAATAGCCAAAATCGAAGAGAAAAAGCGGAAGCGGCTGGAAGACATTAACGCCTCGCTTGCGGAGGAGCAATATAAAAACCGCCTGCGGGAGGCAGCCGAAAAAGCAGCGACTGAGGCTATCCAAAAAGTGCAGGAAGAGCACCGCCAAAAGCGCCTAAAAGCAGAGGAAGAAGCAGAAAAGCAGCGACTCGAAGCAGCTAATTTCATCCGAACCCAAGAAAAGAAAGCCGAAGAAGCCATTTTGGATTGGCGTGAGCTGAGTGCCAAAGGTAACGCCAAGCTCCTAACGCAAGTGGCTAAAGACCGCGTTGATAACGAACTGCGCTTCAAAAAGGAGCAGTACGAGCAACAAGAAGCAGCCGATAAAGCAAAAGCCACGCGTGAGATAAAAGACTCAGACCAACTCGAAGCAGCTTTGTTGGCTATCGAAAAGCGCTACCATGGCGAATCAGTTTTGGCGGAAGCCGATGCCGCCGAAAAGAAAAAGAAGATTGACGCCGACCTCAAAAAACAGAAGGAGGAAAACCTAAAAGGCTACTCCGATATGTTTTCCAACCTGCTCAAGGGGAACGTCGTGGCTTTTGCGGAAGGTGTTCAAAAAATGGTCAAAGGCCACAAGGAAGGCTGGCAACAGAAGATTGAGGAGGACATGGGCAAGTACGAGATGGTGGCCGATATGGCTCAGACTGCCGTCAATTTCCTAAATGACCTTGCCCAAAAACGTGCCGAACGAGAGATAGCCCTTGCCCAAAAAGAACGGGATGAAAAAGTAGCAGCCCTCCAACAGCAGCTCGACCAAAATGCCCGCGACCAAGAAATGGCCGCCATGAAGGAGGAAGCCCTCAAGACGGAGCTGTCGAACGACCTCCAAAACCTCAAGGATGCCGAGACCCGCAGGCTGGAAGAACTGGAGCGAATCCTTACCGATACCACTACTTCGGAAGAGCAAAAAAAAGCAGCGATGCGGGAAGAGCTTTCGCAGGAGTATCAGATTTTGATAACAAACGAGAAGGCCAAAGTAGAAGCGCTCACCATTGAAAACACCAATAAGGTAAAGGCGCTCGAAACCCAAAAAGAAACTGCGCTCAAGCTACTCAACGAGGAGATGAACGCGGCCAAAACCGAAACGGAGCGGCGGGCAGTAGCGGCCAAAATTGAAGCGGCAGAGAAGGAAATGAACGCCAAAATAAAGGCGGCTACCGAAGAAAAAGAGAAGAGCATCAAGATGGCCGAAGAGGCCAAGGAGGCCAAGATTAAGGCCGCCGCCGAGGAACGGGATAAGAAGCTCAAAGACCTTGAGACGCTTAACCTGAACGAGAAAAAGAACACCGATGAGTTGCTGAAGGTCGCCAAAACGGCCAGTACGACCCGAATCAGCGATGCCGAAAAGGAGCGTGACCGAAAGCTAACCGTGTCGGCCAACGAGAAAGAGAACTTAATCAAAAACCAAAAAGACCTCCAAAATGCCATCACGGCCGAAAACGACAAGGCACGAGCCACCGAAGTCGCGGCCAAACGGAAAGCGTGGAAGGCGCAACAAAACGCCGACATTGCATCGGCAATTATCGCGGGGGCATTGGCAACCATCAAGGCGCTGGCGTCGGGTTTCTTCCCAGTCAACCTTGTTTTTGCAGCTGCCACCGCCGTGGCTACGGGTATCCAAGTCGCGATGATTAAGCGCCAACCCGAACCGACGTTTGCGCTTGGAGGTATTCCGCAGGGCCCGCGCCACGGGCGGCGGTATGGGGAATCGGGTCTTGCAATTGTTGACCGACGCACGGGGCGTGAAGCAGGGGAGATGGAAGGCGGAGAGGCTATCATCTCACGTGAACAAACAGAAGCCAATATGCCGCTAATACAGCAGATGTTCCGTAATGCGCGGAATCCTGGGCGGCGTAAAGACCCCGTGTTACGCGCCCCAATAGCGCTTCGTGATGGTGGGCTATTGAACATTCCCAAAACAAGGATGTTTGAGTATGGCGGGCGAGCTGAATACGAAGATAGCGAAAACCGCAATGATGCGGCGGAGGGAGCCTCTATTTCCAATGAGAATGACAGCAGTATCAGTTCTAGTTCAGACGGCGGGTCAGGAATCAATGAAGCAGAAGCACGGGCAGCATCTGAAGAAGCAAAAAAGCAAGGCGAAATGCAGCTCAAGCTACTCAAAGAAATTGCAGACAATGTGAAGTCTGTTGAAAAGATGACCAACGACGCGGGCATGGCCACGGTGATGAAGCTGGCCGAAGTCAAAAACGCGACTGACAACGTAGCCCAAAAAGTGCAGGGAGTAGAAGGAGCCATTTGGGGCACAAACCAAAGTGGGCGTTTGGATCAGCTTATTAGTTCAATCTCTAACTTTGGCAAAGGATAATGTATGTAGTTGGCTATCAGCGGGGGCAACGCAGGAGGGTTGATTAGTCGCCTAAATAACTGTACTTTAGAGACTCAAACCCCCTGCGATGTTATGAACAAAAAGTTGGTGATTGGCCTACCTGCCTACCTTAAAAAATTTTATGTGGCCGAATACGGCGGCGAACAAGTTGAAAAAGCTGGGAAAGTAGAGACGGTGATTCGAGTCGAGAAATCGTCGGAGCTTGGCAAGCTGATTCACCTAGTGGCACGGCCTATTCTTACAACCCAGTGCTATCCAAAACCTGAAACGGACGAAACGCTCACCTTGCTCTACTACTCCCGAAAAAAGTCGTACGTAGTACCTGCCGAAAAGGTGGCGGGGCTCGTAAAACAAATGGAAGAGATATTTCGCCGAACAATCATCTGCGAAGTGCGAGGGGTTCACGAGGAAAGCGGTACCGACTACGGCAAGTACTTAGCTCGGTGCTTAGAGCGACGGGGCATAGAGAAGGACATCGACGTCGATTTTGACAACATTCGGAAGATTTACAGGGACTATATCCAAAAAGTAGAGCGAAAAAATCAAAATATTTTGGACTAAAAAGTCCAGTTTTTGCGCAAAAAGTCCAGTTTTTGCGCAGAATGTCCAGAAACTGCGCAAAAAGTCCAGCAAATAGAAAGGCAAAAAAGGCGTTTACAGCTCGTAAACGCCTTTTTTGTTTGTTTTTTAGGTTCAAAATGCGTGTTTTTTCGTCCTTTTTCAAGCCTTAAAAGGGCGGTACTTTCGGGGCATGTTAGTCACGAAAAAGCAAATAGGTACAAGTGCTGGCATACCTACATCAGGGTATGTCTCAAGGCTATTTTTGCTGCCTGTCGATAGCGTCTTGTTTATCGCTGAACCTACAGCACCACTTTTCCAGTGCCTCCAAGTACAGGTAAAAGACGAGACAGAAATCATCGAATTGGCAGTTAGGCCCAAAAACTGTACATATACAGAAAGCACCTCGGGTAACGCATACAGCGTGGCAATCCAGCTTAGTTACCCAACCAACTCAAATGAAGAGGTCTTTGAATGGGTATCGAATAATGAAAATCGACGTTGGGTAGCCATTTTTCAAACCGTGAACGGGCGGAACTTAATCGCTGGTGAAGTTGGTAATGGCCTTCGACTCGTTAGTGGTTATTCTGCATTTCTCAATCTCTCTTTTTCGGGACAGTTTACACATCCCATGTGGCAGCTGACGACGGTAGAACCTTCGGTTTTGTTTTCGGAGCCTACCTTTCAAAGTACAGACTTCAACTCAGACTTTCAACTTGAATCCTAATGGCACTAAGTTTTTCACAATTGCTTACGTTAATTAGCGACCGATTTGGGAAACCCCTAGTCGGCCAAAAAATCACATCCACCGATGTAAAGGATGTAAGCAATGCAATTGTCAACTTTGTGACGGGCGATGGAAGCTCGGCACCACCCTACGCAAAACCAAACGAAAACACTGGAAAAGTTCCGCGATTATCAGCCCCTTACCAGTACGAAGACAGCGCGTTGAGTCATTTAGATGGATTAGGCGGTATTCGACTTGATGGTGCTTGGCAAACATCCGCTAATGGAATCACCAAAGCTGAATTGTTCCAGCCTTCGGCTCATGCCACCAACCGTTACGAAGCCTCAATCAACCTTCCCAAGGGAGCATACGGTAACGTTACGCTAGAAGTGAAAGTTTTTGCGCTTGGCCAATCGGCGGGGCTGATACGGAAAGTATATACTTTCGACGCTAGTACCGCAACTGGTGCCGCCAACGTAACTCACAATGTACAAGGGGATATTGTGAATAAGCTCTATGTAGGTGACCCTGATTGGAGTGGGAGTAGTATTGCTATTCCAATTCACGAACGCACGGCAGGAAACGTCACCAAAGTTTACGTAGTGGAAGTAACAGTTCTTGGAACTACAACTTACCTAGCCCAGCTCCTTACCCAAACTGCCATTTTGGGTACACCTTCCGTGACTTCCAAAAGTACTTCGTTGGTCAATGCCGTTGCCGCAGGAGCTACTCCTACGACACAAATGTCATTGACAAGCGATGCAAACGGGCTTAAGCTTGTAAACGATGTTACTAACCCAAATGCTTCGCAATTTTATGGAACAAATGCTTCAGGAACGAGAGGTTGGTTCGATTGGGCATTGATGAAGTTAGCAATCATGGGAGCGACCATAAATCGTCAGACTGCTTCTTATACGTTGGCATTATCTGACGCATGGGGAATGGTTGAGCTAAACGTAGCTAGTGCCAACACAGCTACTGTGCCTCCTAACTCGTCAGTACCATTTCCAATATTGACGCAAATTCTGCTAACTCAATACGGGGCTGGACAGACTACAATCGTGGCTGGGGCAGGTGTTAACCTCAGAAGCGCTAACGGATTAAAGTTCGCAAATCAATTCAGTGGAGTAACCCTAGTTAAGATTGCGACTGATGAATGGTACATATTCGGTAATACAACAACTTAAGATATGTTAGCGAAAATAGGTATTATTTCGAGTCGGCGTGTAGCTATCCCTACGAATGGATTGGTTCTATATCTTGATGCAGGCAACACCGCGAGTTATCCCGGGTCTGGCACAACTTGGACGGATTTAAGTGGGGCAGGTAGGCATACTACGCTCCAAAATGCTACATATAGCAGCAATAATGGAGGGGTTATTCAATTTTCAGGGGGCTCTACTTCTAAGGCTGAAGTAAGTAGTTTGAGCTTCGTTAATAGTACATTTACGGTAATCCACGCAGCAAAATACCTAACCACGTCAGGCCGAACGATGACAGCTGTAAACAACGACTGGCTATCTGGACATTACAGTGGGAAAACCGAAAACTACTACGCAAATGGTTGGGTAACTGCTGTCAATGCAGGTGCGACTGATACTAATTGGAGGATATTCGCTGCCACGGGTGACGTGGTAGCGGACAACTACAAATTTTATGTTAACAACGTAAAAACAGCCGATAATAATGGTGGGGTCGATGGCCCCAACGGCCTAAGTATCGGTGGTGGGCGTGGTGAGTTTGCCAACTCTCAAGTGGGTTTTGTTCTTGCCTACAACCGCGTGTTGACTGATACTGAAATAGCAGCTGTTTTCAATTTTTTCAAATCTCGTTACGGACTCTAAAATTTTATCAACATGTATATCTGGAAAACTCAGCCATTTGAAGTACCAAGTACTGACAGAACCGCCGCTCCTAAACTGATAGTCGGCATCGAGGTCGGTTTTTATGCGGGGAAAGTTGCCGTAACTGACAATCACTTTTCGCCAGTCACCCTTGTCATCGACTATTACGATAGCGAAGGCAGAAAAAGGGAATACCTTACTGACAAGATTGATGCTGACATCATTCGAGCCAAAGCAAGCCAACTTGGTATTGAAGGAGAAAATGTAGAAGCATGGGTGAAAGCGACGATGGACATCATCGTAAAATACGTAATAGGCGGTGCCGACATATCGGAACGTCACGCGTCGATTGCTCAACTCGCTGCCATGTTCGGGCAAGAACTATTACCCATCGAAGCACAAACAGGCACTATCTAATATGAAACAGCCGCTGATTAGATACCTTGCCGATGCTCACAAAGACGATTGGTATGTGCTGGAAAGTACCGTCGCTTTTCGTTGGAAAGAGTTTGGTTTTGCACTTATTCCAGCAGGATACGTGAGTGATGGGTGTAGTATTCCGAAACTTTTGTGGGGGCTGTTCCCGCCGAAAGATGCGTACTTTGTTGCGGGGGTTGTGCATGACTACCTATACGAAACAAAGCGGGTTGAAGTTCGACAACGCATCGGGGATACTGATATACTTAGTAAGTCATCCATTGTGTATCCAGTAAAACGCAAAGAGGCTGATGAGTTGTTTTTGCTTTTACTGAATCGTTATGCTCCCCATACACCTTACCGAAACTATATAAGATATTTGGCAGTAAGATGGCTAGGTGGCAGCTGGTGGCGAAACGCAAAGTACATCGACATCACTAACTATAAGGAAGCCTGACCCTCGGTCGGGCTTTTTTTGTGAGTAGTCGCCCGTGATTTTGCGCAGCTCAATCACAATGGCCATGTCACAAATGTGACGCGCCTGGCATTGGCACACCTGGATCATTCACACCTGTTTTTGTGATGACTCGATATAAACCCACGCACGTGCAGAGACGGTCGATTTGGCTTGTAAACTGTCCTTTTGTGGTGAAAATAGGGTCGGCATCTTCGTAGCCACATATTCTGCAAACCAATGCTTGAACAGACATTCTCAGGTTTATGGTACATTAACTCGGCTTTTGCACTGCGAATGCACGATATTATTTTGCCGCGACTTCGTGCTGGTAAAGAACCACTTCCTGCTTCGTATTTACAACCTCGTCCACAGTCAATGGAGTCTAATTCTTCGGGTAATAGCATTGATTGGGACTTAGAAGACCTAAAGAGCTACCTCAAGGCGGGGGGCGGCGATGTTGCTGTTATTCCGATAGACGGGGCTATGTCGCGCTATGGACTATGCGGTTACGGCAACGAATATACTGCCCGAATACTCGAAAAAGCGCAAGATTTCGCCAAAGTAAAGTCCGTGGTATTGAAAATCAATACTCCAGGTGGCACCGTCGATTCTACTGAGATGTTAGCGGACACAGTTAAAAACTTCTCAAAACCGATTGTGGCATGGACACCTTACTGTGCAAGCGCTGGGGTATTTGTAGCAAGTCAAGCCGATGAGATTATACTTGAGCCAAGCGTGACCGCTGAAATAGGCAGTATAGGGGTACTGATGGTCTATACTGACTACTCAAAATACCTCGAAAAAGAAGGGATGGACGTACAGATTTTTCGAGCTGAAGGCTCGGAGGATAAGGCGCTCATTAACGGAATCGAACCCCTTACTGATGAATTGAAGGCAGAAATACAGGCTGATTTAAATGCTTGTAGAAAGGCATTTTTAGGCTATGTCAAACGCGGACGGGCGGGGCGGTTGAAATCAAACGAGGTGTTTTCGGGCAAGATGTACAAAAAAGAGCAAGCTATTCAGCTTGGACTTGCAGATAAAATTGGGTCTCTAAACGACGCCATCAAACGAGCTAGAAAGCTGTAACAATTATTTTTCAAACCACATGAACAAACCAAAAAACACCGTGTCAGCCGTGATGAAATCGCTGATACCAAAGTCTGAAAAGGCTGTAAGTGAAAACTTATCTACGGAAGAGTTCAATACACTGGGGGAAGAGCTTACCGAAGTTCAGGCCCGTATTGATTCGCAAACGGAGGGTAATACAAAGCTCAAGGCTGACTATGACGCCGCCGTAAAACGTGCTGATGAAGCTGAAGCAAAAGTGACGATCCTGACCGAGTCTCAAAAAGACTTACAAGGCAAATTGCAAAGTGCTGAAGCTGACCGTGACAAGTACAAAGGCTTCTACAATGAGCAAAAAACGGCTGGCAAAGAACTACCTGACGAAGATGCCAATAGCAGAAATGCCGATGCGGTACCAGACAACCACCCTAACAAAGTGGCATTGCGTAAGTGGGAGGCAAAAAATAAAAAGCCTTCTGACAAGTAATTTTTCAAATTGTACAACCAACATATTGCCATAAGGCTCACACCATGCCTCCAATCACAAACAATCTTTCAAACAGCTCGGTGGACGTGTCGTCTATCCCGTCGGAGCTGCAAGCACTGGTAAATAACAACCCAGTGTTACTTTCGGAGTACCTCATGGATGGATTCGGATTGATTCAGAAGAATTTTCAAGTGATCCAGACCGATGATAAAACTCCACTAATCAGCTACGAAGTAGCGGATGTTCTTCAGCCCGCAAAGGATGATTTTAATCCTACGGCCAACGCCGTTTCGCACAAAGTGCGCTATGCTGACTTCAAAGACATGGACATTGACCTTTCTTTGAAGCGTAGCGATATCCTCAAGATTTATCGTTCGTACGAGCGCTACATCATGGGTCTAACCTCAAAAGAGGAAGTTTTGGCCAACCCTGTACAGCTTTACTTCTTGAAGGACATCCTAGCGAGAGCGGGACGTAACCTTGCGCTCAAAACAGCCTACAAAGGCGTGTATAACGCAAGCGGAAGTGGGTCATTGGCGGTAGCCGACGGCTTACTGTTGAAGTTTGCGGCGGGTCGTGGAGTAGGCGGGGACATCCCGAGTGCTCAGGTCTATGATTCGACGGTTGAGTCGATTACGGCAAGCAACGCCTATAATGAGGTAAACAACGTGGCGCAGTTGACAATGAGCAACCCTGACATGGCAGGTATGCCAATGCTTTTGCGTTTGTCCCCTGAATTTTACCTGAAGTACAAGCAGAACCGCCGTGCTTTGTTCCCCAACGTAGTAAGCCCTATGGAAAATCCGACTGTGTTGGATGACTTCCAAAATATCACGCTTGTTCAGGAATTCGGGCTTCAAAGCACTGAGTTTGCATTCATTGAACCAGGTGATAATTTGTTCTTCACGACTGATGAAAACGTAGGCAACTACAGCATCAAAATCATTGAAGATGTGAAGGGCTGGAAACTCAATATCATGCTTAGTGGTGGCTTCCAGTACGGCGCAGGTAAGCACCTGTTTATGAACGATCGTTAATTTTTGAATCCCATGTGGCTCCTCATTTAGTGAGGAGCCTGCTTTCTGACTTATCACACTATTTTTTTACAATCATGAAGAATTTATCGAAGATTTTAGGCGGGTTATTCCTATTTTTTGTGTTTGCTTTCTCATTTATAGCCACCGAAAACGCCGTTGCGGCGGTGGTGGCTATGCCCATAGCTGCCACGGTTTTTCAACAAATTACGGGGGTTTCGGTTTTTGATGGCCGTGGTCTCGTGATGAGCCTCGCCCTCATTGGGCTCAAGCGCAGTACGCAAAAGCTCAACACGGGTGGTGCAAAAAAACTGTACATCGTGAGAACAGAAGACCTTACCGATGACGTGGCCACGTTTGACTTGGCACAGAGTACAGGGGAAATGGCAACGGGAGCTATTCCTTTGGTAACAGGCAAAAAGTTTGTGGAAATTGAAGCATGGTACGATACCACGAAATGGGATACGGCCATGAAATCAGGTGCAGGATTTGAACAGGGTGTTGAGTTTGGTGTACTAGGGTATAGTAAATATATCGTCAAATTGATGACACTTCTCTACGACTGCCCTGTAAACGTGATTGTACAAGGCAACGACGGACAGCTCTACTACCTTGGCAATAAGGATGTACCATTCTTGTTTGAGGCAAAAGGCGCGTTACCTGCCAAGGGTAATGAAAAGAAGATGGTTACCTTCTCAGCCAAACAAGATGGTCTCTCAACTCCTGTATTCCCGCTCAACGACGCAGTTACCTTCGAGGTAGAAGCGTTGGTGGCCTAATCAATAGAGGCACTTTCACTCAGAAATGGGGGGGAGTGCCTTTTTTAGTTCAATTTTGACAATTTTTTTCTACAAAAATGGCTCAGAAAAAATTCAAGCTCGCCAATAAGGATTATGAAAACGACCATGTATTTGTACGAGGTCGCACGGTGTTTTTGAGAGACATGACCGAGGCCGATGCCGAGGCTCTCTTCAAAAATGGTGACAAGCGTGTTGAGTCAGTGCGCTCGCAAGTTGAGCCAGCACGCCCTAGTGAAGTGAAATAATTAGCCAAAATCCTTAAAAACTACAACAATAATGGAAATCAAGAGACTTAAAAGCTCCCTTAAATATGCACAATTGCAATATGAAGGTTGCCCAGACGATACCAACAAATTGATGCTTGAAAGAGCGCAAGCGGCCTATGATGCTGCCCTTGATGCTGAAAAATCTAACAGCGAGGCCGTTGGTACCGCATCGGCATCTTTGTCTAAAAAATCTAACAGCGAGGCCGTCGATGTTGATGCTTCTAAAATTAAGCCGAAAGAACCCGCAAAAAAAGCGGCCCCAACGCCCAAAACGGTAGCAACTCCCAAGGTGACGACAACGCCTCCTGAAGTGCCTAATGAAACACCTGAAGATGATGAAAGTGGAAATGAGGATGGCGAAAACCCTGAAAAAAAAACGGAGTAGTAGCTAAAGTAGTCACTGATTCAAGCATTAAAGAGCTGCTTACGATGGAGGCCAACAAACTTCACCGTGAAGCAGCTCTTTTGTCAAATACCCTTCATACGTATCGCGATGATGATGTAGAAGGTGTAAAACCTGTGATTGACCAAATTTTGTCGGTGCGGGAAAAATGGAAATTGGCCGTAGGGCGATTGGAGCACTACGTTAAGTTTGGCAAGTTGCCTGACGAGCCTGATCCAGTACCTGTTGAAGCACCGATACTGGCCGACCTGAGCAAATCAGACTTGAAGGTTCAACTTCAGCAACTCAATGTCAATATTACCAAATACAAGAAGAAAATTGATGAAAAACCGCAGCACTCCAAGTCGGAGTACTGGAAAGAGGAGCTGGCTAAAATGGAAGCGCTAAAATTGGAATTGAAAGAACAAATCGTACTAAAACGCCATGAGACAGCATAATAAGTACTTAGAGAAAGTTTACGACGAAATGGATGTCTATCGTCAGCATTTGCTTACGGGTACTGAGCTAACAATGACTCAAGAAGAGACTTTTGCGAAAATGGATATTTGCCGAGGCTGGTTGCAAGATGGCTACAGCGACACAGAAGTTATTAGGATGCTCAAAAAGCATCCTCAGGCAAAAATTCAGGAAAGAAGAGCCCGCGAAATTTTGGCGATGAGTTACGAAGTTTTTGCCGAGCTGCGGCAGCTCCGTAACCGCGATGGTATCAAATATCTCTATGCGGAGCAATTTCGAGATGCGGCCCGTTTAGCCCTTCAAGCTTTTACGAGAGAAATAAGTCTGCCAGATTCTCAAGATGTAGATTTTACCTTTGGTGACAAAAGCCCACTGACTCTTAATCTAGCAACCGAAAGAGACCTAAAAGGAGCCGCGATGCTGCTACGTGAGTACAAAAACTTGCTAAAAGAAGCAGCTGCCATCGACGGAGCATACGATAATTCAATAGTTCCGACTGACGATATGAAGAAACCGACCAAAGTCATCATTAAGCGCAAAACGGTGATTAAGAACGGAGCAACAGTCGAAGATAACATAACTGAAGAGGCCGAATATGAAGAAATCGAATAGTGAACGCATCCAAGAAATTGAGGTGAACGATAAACAGGCTGATTTTCTTGAAGCACTGTATTTTGGCCTCAACGCGAAAGAGGTGGTGAAAACCGCAGGTCTAGTTGGAGGTATTGGCTCTGGGAAATCTTTTACCATGGCTATGCTTATGTATATGTCATGGGCAGAATTACCAAGGGCAAAAGGGCAATTTGCGTGCCTGACAATCACGCAGTTTAAACGTGCCATCTTTCCTGGTATCAAATCCGTTTGGTTGGAGCATTTTGGCTTAACTGAGTATAATCCAAAAACTGGAAAGGGAGACTTTCTGCTTTGGTCAAAACCGCCGGATGATTGGGATTTGCCTTGGCAGCAACCCGAGGATTGGAACAACTGCATAAGTTTTCCGAATGGATGGGTGTGCGAGGCTTGTGCCTATAAGATGACCCCCGACATCCACCGTGGGCGTAATGACGATTTTGCCTTCATGGACGAAGGTCTTTTGTTTCGGCGGGAATGGCTGAAGATTTTGGAGGGGCGTATAAGAGCTAATAAGGGGAAGTACGACTCAAACTTTCACTGGCTTTTTGCATTCTTTTCGTCACCCCCATACGGGACTGGCGGTGATTGGATGTTTGAAATCGAAGAAATGATGGGGGCAGACCCTGACAAATATTACTTCACACAAATCACCACTAAGGATAACCAAGCCTTTTTACCCAGTAACTATATCGCCAACCTTAAAAAGAAACTGACTAATATAGAATATGATGTCGAGGTCGAAGGGAAGCGTTTGACCAAGATGCCAAAGACCTTCTATTCGGCATTAGACCTAGAGATACACGCTAACATCAATGAAGAAACCTTCTACGATGAATATAAAAGCATTGAGGCGTCAGTGGACTTTAACGCCCACTTCACGAGCTGTACGCTGTGGGAAGACTTTGGGGATGAAATGCACTGCTTCATAAATGTTTTTGTGAAGGAGCCTGACACAGGATTAACTATGTCACAAACACTTGCCCGAGAGGTAGCAAAAACATTACAGCACCACAGGCATAAAGACATTATAATTACTGGAGACCGCAACGGAAATAATATGTCCGCAGGCTCTAAGAAGCTCTCAAGCGGTGAGCTAGAGACCATGTTCGACCAGTTCGAGGCCGTGATGATAGAGGAAGGATGGACGACCACCCTTGACCCACTCAACTACAACCCTCAAAAGGACGACGTGTACCTTGAGGTTCAGGCAGTGATGTCAGAGAAGGATCCCGAGGAAATCAAAGTGAGGTTTCACCCTGTAAACGCAAAGAGTACATTAGTCTCGATGCAGTTCTCACCAATCACCACAGACTACCGAAAGGTCAAGGCAAGTGAGAAGAGCAAGACAATACAACAAGAGAACGCAACCCACCTTTCAGACACGGTTGACTACTACATAATATGGAAACGCAATGGTGGAACTAGGCAGTCAGGTGGCGATTTCTCGATTGACTATTTGTAACTACAGCTATTCGGAAAAAATAAAAAAAGGAAATTTCCAAAATGCTAAAGGGCGGGCTCAATCGTGCGACTTTTGGCTCAAAAAATAAAATTTACGCCGCTAAAGTCTTAAAAACAAGGAGTTTAGCGGCGTTTTTTCTTGAAAAAGAGTGCAACTTTTTCAACTACCTGTCAGACAGGCTTATTTACCTTTTTGAGTGTGAATGTACCAGTCTAGTAACCGTCTTAATAACCCTTCAAATTTTTTTGGCATTTGTGAAAACTCCGTAAAAAAGTGGACTACTTCAACGCCTAACAAATAGTCGGCTAGATAAGAGTAGTTAGTATGGCCTACATTCTGTTTAAATACTTCAATGTCCTCAAGGCTTGAGAACTTGTGAATTTGTGCGACAAATGGCGGTTCTTGTGAATGTAAAATGTAGGTTACGCCCGGTTTAGCAGCATCATTGCGACAAATCAGGAATTTGGGTAAATTCTTCATCTCTTGGCCTCTGAGCGAAGAGCAGGAATCGCACCTTTTCACCCTCTAAAACAGGCATTTGAATGATATGTAATTCTTCAAAAGTCCCCCGTTCTGTGATGTAGAAAGGCCGTAGCAGGTTTTCTCGAATGTAAATAGGGATGTGGCGATTTTGCCATTTTGCCCCTCTTTTTAAAATTGCGGATAAATGCTTTCTCCCAAGCTCTATCCCTTCAGCAAATTGTTTCTCCATAAAGATGTCTGTTTTTATCCTGCTGACGCGGCAGTAATACAAACGTACAATTTTTAGTCACATAATTGGGCGTTTTTTTGTCCTTTGTAGGGTTTGGCAGTTTGAGAATTTCGCGGCTCAATTAAAATCATCTATTAGCAGCCATGAACATTGAAATGAAAACACCTATCACCTACTACGGTGGTAAACAACAAATGCTCTCCCACATTCTTCCCAAAATCCCCACCCACAAAATCTATGTTGAGCCATTCTTTGGCGGCGGAGCGGTATTTTTTGCCAAGCCCCCCTCTGAAGCTGAGATAATCAACGACATCAACCACCGTCTAACCACGTTTTACAGGGCTTGAAGTACGATTTCGACGATTTGAAGGCCAAGATTGACGAGACTTTCCATTCCAGAGCACAGCACAAAGACGCCGATACGGAGTACAAATCAGGAAAAGAGACCATTTTGAACCCGCTTGAAATGGCGTGGGCGGTATGGGTTCAGACAAATATGAGCTTTGGGAGCATGATTGGGAGTGGTTTTGGCTATGACCGAGGTGGAAAGTGCGCTTTCAAACTGCACAACAAAAAGAACAACTTCACCGACAGCTACCAAGAGCGCATGAAGCGGGTCACCATCGAATGTTACGACGTCCTGAAAGTCATCAAAGCCTACGATTCCCCAAATACTTTCTTCTACTTAGACCCGCCGTATGTTTCAGCTAACCAAGGCCACTACGCAGGTTACTCAGCTGAGATGTTTCGTGAACTGTTAGAGGCTTGTGCCAATATGCAAGGCAAATTCCTACTTAGTACCTATCCCGAAGAAATGCTTTTGGAAGAGTACATCCCACGGCATAAATGGCGGTTTGAGCAGCACGAAAAAACATTGGCCGTAGATGGCCGACGGGAAAAAACGAAGAAAAAGATAGAGTGTCTGACTTGGAATTATTAGCCCCTAGTCAAGCTGGCCACCCTCGCTATTTTTAGCGTTACTTCAGAATAAAACACCTCGCCGACAGCATCAGCGAGGTGTTTTCACAAAACAACCTTAGTGGCACTGATTATACCTCACTCAAAAACTCAGATTCGATAAGTTTTTGAAAGACTTGTTTTTCTAGGCTTTCAAATGACGCAGGCGATGGTGCTAAATTATTTTCCCAATCCTGAAGCCGAGTCCACAAATCTGCGATGTATGTTTCATAATCCTTCTCGGCATCAAATTTAGAACCTGCTTGATAAGCCTTTAAAATTTCGGTTGAGCTACCGCCTTGCAGTAGCTCCCCTTCTTGTGTTTTATAGTTAAGCATTTAAGTCGTTTTTACGGTTATAAAGGTAATTGTAAATTTCTTCTTGGTTAAATTTTTGGAAGCTCTCAAAAGTAGCCTCAGCCTGTTCTACTTTTTTCTTTTTCGAGAAATCCACCAAATTGTGTAAAAACAAAACCCAATTTTTGATTTTCTCAAATTCAATCGTTCCAGAGTGTTGTCTAAATTCAATGCTACCGTGTCTTACAAAGCTTTGTAGGTTAATTTTACGGTAGCGAGTGCCGATGGCGCTGGCTAATTCTCTGACGCTCGTTGCGATTTCTATTTTTGCCTTATCATTTTGAAGGCTTTGGCAGTAAGTGTTTGTATTTCCGCGTCGGCTATTTGGTAGGATGCTATCAATGTGCTTTTCGTAAGTGGCATAGTTCAGCATCAAATTTTTAACCTCGCTAATTCCCATTTGGGAGGCATCAAAATGCACGTGCATTCCGCATGATTTATTGATTTTTGCCCTTACCTCTGTTAAAGCTTCGCACACTTTTTTCAATTCCTCTAATCCCGCTTGGCCTTCCAAAATAGGGCTGACGATTTCAAATCCGCTTTCACCGCTAATGCTGCTGTCGCTTACTATTTTCCACCATCCACGAGTAATGTGGTTATAACTTTCGTCTTCAATTCTAATCCCTTTTGTTCTGATGGCTGTGAGTACTTTCGAGCGTGATACCCCGTAGGCTTCAATCTCAATTCCAAATTTCTTATTGAATGTTAGTGGGTGAAATACCCCTTTTGATTGTACTTGTGAAGGCCAGTATTTCGCAAATACGTTCTGAACAAATCCGTAATTGCCTCCTGTCAAATTTGCTACCTCTTTGCGGGTCAATCCTAGGGCTAAAAGCTGCCGAATTTTCTCTGTTTTAGTGAGGTTTTCATTATTTAAAATCGCTTGCGTATTCATCTGTTTATCAGTGCTTTATTGTTGTTTTTGATAGGACAAACAACGCACTATCTTTCCCGACAAGCAAGTCTTTGGCGTACTATCTTCGCCTATTTTTATAAATTTTTGGCCTGATTTTGAGTATGTTACCAATCGATACTTTATAATGCCAGGCGCGTCACAGATTGAAGTATGCTGTACAAAAAAAATGTATAATTACACTGCTTTTTTATAGCTCTATCGTTTGAATATCAATGATTTAAGATATATACATTACTAAATAAATGTATCATTACACTGCTTGTTTTCAAGTTGATTCTGTGAATCAGCTTCCAGCTCCATTACTAGGGTCCGTCACAGATAATTTTTCAAAGTAGGGGGTGTGTAGGTAAATCTTATGCTATTTTCTGACGACGAAGTTCATTCAACACCCGCCGCTCATCTTCACGCACGTACGAATCAAGGCTTCGGTCGCTTTTCAGACCCAAAACTACCTTGACAGCTTCGCGACTCCACCCTAGTTCGTTTAGCAGCCAATCGGCAAGGGTTTTGCGGCCAGCTTTAACGGTCAAGTCGGGATTTACTGGAGTAAGGTTTTTGCTTCGCCGCTCTTCGACTGACATTTTCATAATAGCCACGTTGAGCTCGGCTGCTAAAAGCTTTAAATAATCATTCATTTTGGTATTTGATATGATTGGGAGTTTATTCCAGCCACCGTATTTGATGATTATTTGATTCACTTCGGGCCAGGCATTAGAGGGGACTTTGGCTAATTCTTTGGTTTTAATGCGATTCCACTTGATAAAATCAAATTCTGCTACCTGATAAATGGCGTTTTCTCCCGACTGAGCCATATCCCTCAGGTCTTGCCAATGAAAACCAGTACGGCAAAATACCACAAACACATCTGCCATACGCTGGAGGCGCTCGGTCGAAAATTGATGAGTGCGTAGAAGCTCAAATTGTTCGATTGTTAAAAATACATGTGGCTTGAGTTTCTCATGCCTGATTTTGTAACCATCTAGCGGGTTTTGAACCAGATACTTTTCAAGCTTGGCCCAAGTGAGCATCTGTTTTACAACCGATTGATGTTTTCGGATGGTTGAATCGGCAAAATCTTCCTTTTTGAGATAATTTCGATACTGAAGGAAGGTGTCCAAATCAAAATTCTCTAACAAATCGGTTTGCCGTCGTTTGGTGATTAAAAATTTTAGGACATTATCTTTAATGTCCTCATAGCGCGAGATAGTCTGCTCCTGTGGCTCTCCAGCGTCTCTTAGCGCTTTAATCCATTTGTCAAAGATGTCCATAAATCGCAGCTCTTGTGCATCGCTCATGTACATTTCCTTAATTTGATATGGTGTAAATGGCTTCTTTCGCCTGCTCAGAGTAGTGTAGATTTCCAGTAAATCACCTTCAATCAAGTTGAGCCTACCATTTTTATAAAGGTACTCCGAATCAGACGGTTTAACCCGCTGTCGCTCTGGGTCAAAGTCATCAAATTGACATTTTAAATGTGTACTGTAAAGCTCGGCTCGTTCACCATTTATAGTGATTCGATGGTAGATAGTACACATACCTTTAGCCTTCTGACCTTTGGTTTGATGCCTGTAAAACAGGATTTCCAT